ACAGTGGTGGTTAACAGGCATAAAAAAAGCCGTGAGGCTTTCGCCTAACAGCTTGTTTTTATTGCTTATTCGATGGTGGGTCGTGTGCGATTCGAACGCACGACCATCGCATTAAAAGTGCCTCACCAACGAATTGAAACAACGTGAAACTGTAGTTTATTCCTTATATGTACACAGTTTCAAGTAGTTTTGGTTTGATTCAATTTAGGCTCATGTCGTTTGACTACTGCGCCTAAATTTACGCCTTGAATTCGGTCCACTGTTACCAGAATGTCCCCCCTGAAATCGCTGCCGGAGCCATGTCCAAACCGTCAGCGAGCAGAATGGAATTGAGCTGGCGCAACGTCCCCGCCAAGTCGGTCAAAATATAAAAATGGACTATGTTTCGTCTAACGATGAAATTGGGACGCACAATGAAGAAACTAGCCTTTTCCCTCCTGCTGGTCGCAGTCAATGCCCAATCGGCCGTTACTTCGAAACTGACCGAGATTGAAACCGTCATGCCCGGCGAACTTTGCAATGCTCAAAGCAACGACGCGCTACAAAAACTGATGGAAAAACACATGGACGACAGGGGCATCATTAACCTCTATGCACTCTATCTGGGTCTGTGTCAGTTGGTGCATCAAGGGACCATCACAGAACAAGTCGCCTCGGAACAATGGGTCCCCGAGAAAACGCGGCTCATTGAGTCGCGCCGGCGGCGTTAGCAACTAATTTCGTGAGGAAAGCCTAATGAGATGTATCGCCTACAACGACGGCTATAAATACCAACTCAAAGAAACCTACGCCGTCGTTATCGAAATTAAACCGGCTTCTCTCATCCAGTCGGATTACATTGACCTGGACACCAGTGGCCAACTTACCATCCGCAAAGGCTACGCCTGGGATGGGCCATCCGGCCCCACCATCGACACTCCATCATTTATGCGCGGTTCCCTAGTGCATGATGCCTTGTACCAATTGATGCGGGACGAGTACCTGGATCACAATGTCCATCGTGGCACCGCCGATCTAATTCTAAAAAGAATCTGCCTGGAAGATGGCATGTGGCAGGTGCGGGCATGGTGGGTTTATGAAGCCGTAAAACGCTTTGCCAATCCAGCATCGGACCCGGCAAAAAAAAGACCACCGATAAAAGCGCCCGAAGGTTGCGATCCTTAAAACAATTAGCCAAGGTAAAATCGTAGATACCAAGCCGGCCGCAGTATTCGCTTAGGCCTGTTTCTTTATTCCTTGAGAATCCCGCCGCTGATCCCTGATTTTGGCCTGCTGCGCTACGAAATAATCCGGGTAGTACCAACCGGGCCGAGCCGGCGGCGGTGTTTGTCTGGTCGTGGACATGAGCGTTCCTGTGATTTTGGAACCTTGAGTTTAGCGCAGGATTTTCGGGCATTGATCGCGGTGTTCCATCTTTGGGTTGTAGTCCAATAATTCGACAGAGTCTGCGCAAATGGGCTGAGCCGAGACTTGCCGAAGAACACTGGCGCCGGCAAAGCTGCCTTGAAGAATTTTAAGGCGGCGCGGGGAGTGGATAACGTGCGTGATGCCTTGTTAGCGGCCCGTTGCAGTTGCTGGACAGATTGCAATGGCAGAACACTCGCTCCGACCAAACTCGGCCAGAGACTGCTTTTCAGCGGATGGGGGCATTCAATTTTGGCAGTAAGTTGAGCATTCAAGACTAGAAACCGAGGTTGTCGGCCTACAAGGAACAGCTGCCTAAAGCCAAACCACACCCTGGTTGAATGTCAATCCGCTGCGTATGAAACTGTGGCGCCCGGCCAAGAGGTAAGCACTTCGCACCCCGAAGGCGTTACCGCCACCATGTGCTCCCACTGGGCGGATAGCGACCGGTCCTTTGTCACGACTGTCCATCCGTCAGGCAATTTCTTGGTTTCGCGTTTGCCTGCGTTGAGCATCGGCTCAATGGTGAATACCATCCCCGGCTCCAGTTTGAGTCCTTCCCCGCGCCGTCCGTAATGAAGCACTTGCGGTTCATCGTGGTAGACCTGCCCAATGCCGTGTCCGCAGTATTCGCGTACTACGCTGAAATGCTCTCGTCGAGCAACCGACTGGATTGCGTGGCCAATATCGCCAAGAGTGGCTCCCGGCTTAACCTGCCGGATTCCGGCCAGCAATGCTTCGTATGTCGCCTCCACCAGTCGCCGAGCCAACACACTTGGGGTACCGACGAAGTACATACGACTGGTGTCGCCGAACCAGCCATCCTTGATGACGGCGACATCAATGTTGATGATGTCTCCTTCCTTCAGAATCTTGTCGGCTGAGGGGATGCCGTGACAAACCACCTGGTTGACGGAGGTGAGGACGGTTTTGGGGTACCCATGATACCCGACGTTGGCTGGAATGGCGCCCTGGACATTCACGATGTGCTCATGGCAGATTTGGTCGAGAGTCTCTGTGCTCACGCCGGGTGTCACGTATTCCTGAACGATGCTCAGAACCTCAGCAGCAAGTCGCCCGGCCTGGCGCGCCAGTTCGAGCTCCTTGGCCGACCTGATGGGAACGCCGTGAGCCATCAGTGTTTTTCGGCCATGATTGTATCGGTCTTGCCAAGTTGTCCTTTTACTACCCCGGCGATGTCTAGCCCTCCCGCCAGTTCAGCCCGTATCAACAGTTGGCAGATTTCCCTATAGTTCAACTCTGGGTGTATCTCGGTTAGCATACCAACTCGCATCCAGTGTTCGGCTTGGGCATTGATTGATCGGCTTAGCGCGTTCCCCGCCACGCGCAGATTCTCGTGCATTTGTTCCGAAATTTTTACAATACCCATCAGCGACCTCGTATATGAAATATATATGAATTATATTCGTTTCATATACTGCATCGCAATACGGACAGATATGTTTTGCCAAGCGCCGAGACAAGCATTGATTCAATTTGGCCTTTCTTCGCAACCGTGCATGTTTGCGATCGAAACGACTGGCGGTTTTCAATTTGGAATCAGTGGCGTTTATATACGGAATACACAGCTGATCGAGCGTGGCTTCGGTTATGGCAGATTCTGTAACAAGGCGTGGCGCGGTCGATCAGGGCGTAACCGTTGAGGCTCTCGCGCAAAAAAGCCGGCGCTGGGCCGGCTCGGCTTTGGCGCTGGCTGCGGGATCGGAGTCTGGCGCTTGATCTTCCGGCCAGTTCAGAGCTTCGACAATCCCCAGAACCTCGTTGACCTCGCGCTGCACTGCGTACAGGGCCGTCTGGACGTTCTCGTTCGGAATGCTATCGATAAACCCGTTAAATATCAGCGCCAGGATAGCGTTTGCGCGCTGCGCGGCGTTGTAGGCGTTGTCCAAGGTGTTTGCTGTGGTGGCGCTCATGCTGCACCGCCTTGCGCCCAGCGAACAAAGCGGTCGCCGCCATCGCCTAGATACTGGTGAATCTCCTTCGCGGTGGCTCGGGCGTCCAGCGTCAGCACGGCCATGCAGTCATCGAACAGGACTTTGTCCAAGCCCCGAAGCCGAACCAGATTGAAAGGGAAGTGGTAGCCGTTATACAGGCCAAGCAGAAAGCAGCGCACCGTATTGGCTTGGCCGGTATCGCGATCGGCCACTTCGGCCAGACGGATCAACGCCGGAATGCCGGCTTCGGTCGCGGCTTGGCGCTCGTTGTCTATTTCGAAAAGTTGCTGTAGCAGAGCGTCAACGGGGGCGCGGGCGAGTGTTGGATTGTTCATGCTGCACCTCCAACGGTATCGGTGGCGTCGGCCCAGGCCAAGACAATCGCTTTAATGTCTCTGAGGTCATTTAGCGCGCTATCCAGCGCAAAGTAAACGGTTTCCGGGTTGATGCGATTAATCTTGCCGAGCCCGTTTTCGTCTTCGCCGGTTATGCAAAGCGCTTGCACGGTTCCGATAACCGCCTCGGCTCTGCCGGCGATTTCCTCTATTGAGCAGACTATATCGGCGTTCCCGCCAATGTCGAAAATGCGATGGCTGAAATCAATTGAATTCGGGCGGATTTTGCCCGTGGTTGGGGTGTGCATGTCGGTTCTCCTTAGCTGGATGAAAACCGTCGCTCATCGGTCCTAAACGTTGGGCGACGTGGTTAAGTGGGTTAGGACTACCGCGCTAAGGTGCGGCCAGCCTTTCGGCTGCCCAAATAACCACGCCATAACAGACAGGCGCAACTTGGCTGCGCGAAATGACGGGCATAAAAAAACCGCGTGAAGCGGCATTTCTCACGCCTTAGCAAAAAACGGGGTCCTAATCCCGCCCCCGGTGCGCCGGGGTCGAAAACATTCTGCTACTGGGGTGGTGGGGATGTCAAGGAAATTCTTAAACCATCAAAGAGAATGAAGATATTGCTTAGATACGCAATGTGGCCGATGATATGCGCCAAACACTTATCTTTGAGAGGATTCGAATGGATTTAGGTTCGGCACCAGCCATTGTGACAACTATTAAAACCGCTATCGAAATCGCTAAGTTGCTAAAAAATAGCGATGATTCCCTTGAAAAAGTGGAGGCAAAGCAGCGCTTGGTCGAAATTATTTCAGCCTTGGTCGACGCGAAGTCCGAAATAATAGATATGCAGCAGCTTTTAATTGGCAAGGATGGGGAAGTCCGTGCGCTTCAAGAAAAGCTCAAAATCAAAGCCCAACTTCAGTGGGAAAGCCCATATTACTGGTGAGTAGACGGTAACGAGAAAGACGGCCCGTACTGCCAACATTGCTACGACAAAAACCAGGAGTTAATACGCCTACAAGGCAATGGCGAAGGGCATTGGCGCTGTACGGCGTGCAAAAACGAGTACACAAATAGCTCATATAAGCCCGCCATCACCACGGTAGCCTTCAGTGATGATCGTTACCACGGGTATTAATTTGAAAGTGTAATTAGTCGATCCTATGCCAAGACGCCGCTATCGCCGAAATTACCGGAACCGATCAATGGCCGGAGGCCTGTTGTCCGACACCGCTTACATGGCCAACCGCTTTTCTTGGCAAGGTGCCTTGATTCTTGGACTGGTGCAATTCGTGGTGTTTTATTGGTTGTTGCCGGCATGGATCAACCACCAACTCGAATCGCTTCAAAGCAATATGTTTCGGCCAATTGTGGAAGCGATCTTTGCTAAGCGTGTGCATTGGCTCCAATGGCTCGCGACTGCCCTGGCGCTGATCTGCGGTTTCTTTGCGGCCCGGAATTACTTCGCCTCCGGACAACTTGATCGCTATGGCGAAAGACAGGTCGGTTTTATCAGTCGTCTTCTGGCCAGATGGTTCGACTAGACCTGTTATGTTATCCCCAATCTCTGTGGAAAACCCTGTGACAAAGGCGTGACAAAACTTGGAAATGGCCCGGCTTACTTGAAGGGAGATCGGATTGGCTAAAAGTTGGACAAGCGGCTCTCTGGATCGGCCGGAACAACGCCCAATTTCAATAAAGCCTCGGACTTGATCCTGTTGGCCTCGGCCTTTTCAACTGGTGATGCGGTATCGTTGGCAATGACTTGGTTTTGCTGAATGATCAAACGCTGGAGTTCGCGTTTTTCTTGAAACGATAGCGGCTCATTGAGTTGATTGTTCAAGTCTAGCCTCCTCAGAATTCCCCGAAGCCGCCGTGGATAGCATCAAGCGGCTTTTTTCCAGCCGGCGGCATCGTCCTTGAACAATTGGCGTTCTTGCTTACGCTCGTCAATGTCGCGAATACGGGCAATCAGCTCTCGAACGCCGGTTTTTTCGCCATAGAACTCAATGACGCAAACCCGCAATAACCGGTCGGCCCATTTGGGCACCTTGCCGGATTTTTCCCAGCGGGCTACGGCTTGCTCATCATTGCCCAGCAGGTCGGATAATGCTTTTTGCGATAAATCCAATTCCTTGCGCAGAAACCGGAATTCCTTTCCGGTCAAAGTGGGCTTGTTGAATACGAGGTCATGCGCGATGGCTTTGTGCAATCCCCTGGTGTCGGTAATTGACACGCATTCGCCGAACTCTTCGTCGTCGATACTAGAGTAACCATTCACGAGCCAGATATTATCCAGTCCGCAGTCTTTGTAGTGGTACATAATCGTTTGCCTCCGGCTTAAAACACAGTGACTATCACCGTGCGTTCGCCATTATTGTTATGCTTGATCGCAACAGCGACCGTCACGACGCTTCCGGCCGTGTAATGCTCCAATGTACACCGCCAATCGCCTTTAGGATCGCGGCAAGGCGATTCCGTGATTTTTCCCTTCTCCAGGCATGAAAGCACTTGCGGCCGGGTGATTTTTCGCTCCATCATGCGGTCGATAGCGTGTTTGGAAAAGAACACGCGACCGTCGTCCGCCGCGCATTCTCGCAAAATCGTGAGAGCGTCCGAATCGGACATGTTGAGGTATTTTATCACCGCCATACCTATCATTTTAATAGGTATCGATGAGAATACAAGGGAATTGATGGGGATCAACAGGGCCGAATCCTGGAGGTCTGGAAGTCGCTCAAGGAGATCGGCTGGGAAGGCACTGAAAAAAGCTACGATTCGACCAAAAACGGCTATCTGGCGAAATTCCGATTTAAGAATGTCGGAGCCGGCGCGAACGTTGTTGGCTACTGGGTGGAAGTTAAAGACGGTGCCGACATCCAGGCCGAAATCGGCGACAACCTGACCGGTACGCCAGCCGATGTGGCGGCTCAGATCGATGCAGTGGTTACCGGTTCTGGCACGGTGACGAAATACAATTACCCTACGGCTCCATCTCAAGCTCAAGAGTCAGAACCTGTTATTGAATTAACCGGCAATGAGCTTGGAGAATTTCCAGATACTGAGGAAGGGAAGAAAGCATTGCGGTCAGCCGTAAGATCCCATCTTGAAAGCAAACGCGGCGACTGGGTTAAGTGTCCGGCGATGCCAAGGGATAAAAATGGAAACATAAGAGAGGTAGAGATTCGTCAGCGAGGGATAGATGAATTTATCCGTTACAGCGCCAATCCAAATAAGCTGAAAATGGCGGCGGCCATTGAATCAATTATTGAAACAGCAAAAGACGCCGTTTCAGAACCTAATTTTAAGCCAATAAAAAAATCATCAACTCTTGGCTATTTCAAACTGAAAAATAGAGTGTCAATTGATGGAGATTCGCACCTTGTTACGGTAATAATCGAGCAGGATTTGCAGGGATACCTGCATTATGACTTTATGGTCAGCGCTGAAAACACAGAAGCGGCTTTGGATAGCTCCATCACCGCCTCTGCATCGACATCGATCCCAGCAACCAAAGCTGGGGTTGTCGACAATTTGAATATAGACCAAAAATCCGAAATATTCAACGATGAAATGATCTTAGATGTCGCGACAAGCAATCGCATGATGTTAAACCTGTTCATTGATGATGAGGATCCTGAATACATCATTGATGATGAACAGCAGGATATGGATAGCCAAGATTCAACTGATATAGCCCAACCCCACATCGACACCCTGCAATCCATCGCCGACGGAAACAGCGACGGCGAAGACCTTAATGCCTTGCTCGACAAAATCGACGCCGCAGCGGCGCTGGTGATAGTCACGCGGCCAAAGCCGGCCTAGGGTGCTTGGCCCGGTAATCGGCAACGAAGACATCCATCAGTTCTTTGCGGTCGGCCTGTTTGGGATGCCGCGTCATCAAGCGCATATTGTGCTTACGAATCTCCGCCAGCAAGCGAGCGTCGTACACGTCCAGCTCGGTTTCATCGATCGCCGCCCATTTGCCGGTCAGGGCGCGATTGCAAAACATGTGCTCGCTGATGAAGTGCTTGGCGGCGGTCTGTTTGCCGGCGGACTCGCGGATGAAGCGCAACATGTCGGTCATTTCCGCCCCGGTGTTGCGCTTGGCGATCAGTTCGGCGTTACGGCCGGGCTCGTTGATGAGCTTCTTCAACCGCATGAATTCATCGACCAGCGCAATTTGCCCGTCCACAGATTTCTTGCCGCCGATGAATGGCATAGCGATCAAAAACGCGCGCTCGTCGAGCTGATACAGTTTTTGCTCGCGCCCGTATGAGTCGCTATAGGAGATTGGCACAAATTTGAGCCGATCTTTCAACGTGTCCAAGCTTCGTAAAACGCTTTTATGAGGCCTTCCAAATTGCTCGGCTATCACCAAGCTGGTCGTGGTCAATTTCCGGCCATGTACTTCGACCAACGCGAGGTTGGTTTTGGCCTTGGCTTTCATGCCGCCCCCATATTGGCGCCAGGCTCGAAGCTTTCGATCAGGGCCAAAATGTCGGACTTGCGCCATGCCGAGGTCCGTTTGCCAAGCTTAACCGGTTGCGGGTATTTGCCGGCGGCCACCCCATCCAGGAATGTTGAGCGGCCTATCGGCAGGATCGGCTCAATTCCGCGCTTTTTGTCGCCGGTGATATGCCAAATTCGGTAAAAACCGGGTGATTGCGCCGCGATTCGGTTCGGGCTGGGTTGATACGCCATCACGACCTCCTTGGGTCTAAAAAGTGATGGCTGTATTCTGTTGGACGATTTTTAGGCGGATTCGCGCGTTTTCCGGTTTGAAAATAGCGTCCCCAGGAACGTATAATCAGGCCGTGGGCTTTGCTGCCAGCAAGCCTGTTGTGCCAGCTCGACAACTCCGACTGGTACCCCGCTCAGCCAAACACGGCAACGGGGGTACTTTCAACCAGTTTGGAGACTTTGTTATGGCACGCCGCCGAAAATCCCTCGTCAAACCCCGTTTAATCGCTTTCAACCGCCAAGCCGGCCGCTGTTTTTACTGCGAGCAGCCGATGTGGGTGAACAATCTTGATGAATTCGCGTCGTCGCATCGACTAAAGCCCAATCAGGCCATGCGCTTGAAATGCACTGGAGAACACTTGCTGGCTCACTCTGAAGGCGGCAGCGCCGATCGAACAAATATCGTTGCGGCGTGCGCGTACTGCAATCGATTAAGGCATCAGCGTAAAGAGCCGCCGACCCCGGAAGACTACAAGGTCCTGGTCAATCGCCGGCTTAGCCAGGGGAAATGGCACGGGTTGCGGCTATGAGGAAAGCTCAGGTCAGTGGTCGCTGTAGACCGTCTTACAGACCTTATTGGCGTCACAGGTTACGGATTTTTTGATGACGGTTGGTTTTTTGATCGCCTGCTCTGTATCTGACGCGGCCACGGCGACCGTAGCGCCTGGAGGCGTTGCCATCGGCTTTGCGGCCGGCGATTGGCTGGCCGGTATACCGATGGTGGTCAATGTAAGCCGGTTACCTTCCTGAACCATTTTGAACAGCTTCAGCGTGTTCATGCCGATCAGAACTTCGTTCAAATAGGGATTGGTGTGGGCGTTGAGATTCTGAATCAGCGCGTTGCCGAGTTGAAGCGATTCGATTCGGGTTTCGCGCTCCGCGACATCCCCACCTGCTGTGCTGGCTTGAATCACTCGTCCGAGCGCTAGCTTGGCGGCTGGCGCCCATTTCTCTGGGATTACGGTTGTGGTTGCGCCAGTGTCGATCATAAACGGCATCGGCACGCCATTGATCACGACGGTACCGCGAAAGTGACCTTGCCGATCAGCGGTAAGGATGGCCCCTCCCGTTTGAGGTTGCGCGGATCGTTGTTGGGTGGGTGCCGGGTCAATCGTTACCGGTGCCGGGGGGCTGGTCTGAATAATTGTTGGGACCGGCGCCGGCTGAAGACCAAATTGGCGATCCTTCAAGAACCGGTCTGCCCCATACCAAAGTAGGCCAAGCGCCAGGATCGGGTAAATCAGAAACCGGGCACCTCCGGGTTTAGGCTGCGAGGCTTGTCGGTGCTTTTCCCAGTAATAGTCTCTGTCCTGTATTCCCATTTTCCCGCCCTTGGAATCTGCTAAGTTTGACGACGGAATTATCGCATTAGACGGGACGTAAGACTGGCGTCGGGGTCACGAATTAAGGCAGGAATCGGCGCCACCAGCCGCCCGATATTCGAAATAACTAAATCGCACTCGCGGCGCGGCAGCAGGTATGTCTGCGCGGTTTGACCGCTGGGTAATTTGCAAGGTGCGCAAAATTGCGCGGCTTCAATTTCGGCCTGATCCAAGACATTTCGAATATCACGTATGACATCTTGATGCCGCTTGCCCGTCAACTCCGCAACCTCCAGTGATGATATTCTCACTGATCCCCAGCATCCAAGTACCCGCGTTCAATTAAAACCTTCTGTTGTCGCTCTCTGGCGGCGGCCATCCTCTCGACGAATTCCGTCTTGATGCGCGCCATCATTTCCGGGTCAAGCTTGGCGGTGCTCTCGATTTCGATCTTGTCGCGCCAATCCTTCGGCCGGCGATTCTTGAGCCAGATGAAGGCCGCGCTCGTATCCGGAGGCATTTCTTTCTCTGTGGTCACCACTTCCACGACCAGCAAGTCGTCGTCGCCGGCCGCCACAATTCCGCCATCGCCGTCGTCGTCGGCCATTGTCCTTACTTTCTTGGTCTTGACCTCTGTGTACCGGAACCCGGTTGCGCGCCGGAACAGGCCGTCGGCCGCCTCGGCGTCGGCCCACATTTTTCCGCTCTTGATGGACTGAAAGAAAGTGACGTACATCCTCTTCCAGTTGTTCACGGTTCTCTCCGATACCCGAAAGAACTCGGCCAATTCGGCATCTGTCGCGCCAAGCCGGCACAACAGGTGCGCCTGCCGGTCGAAGCCGGGTAGATACTTGGCGTTGCCGTGCAGATTGGCCTCGTCGACTTCTTCCCATTCCGGTTCGGGAATAGCCTCCGGAGCGGGCTTTTCGGTCGGCGCGGGAGTGACATTTTTGAGTGACATTTCGTCACGGAGAGTGACGTTTTGAGTGACATTTCCGCGTGACGTTTTGTCACTCTGCGTGACGTTTTTTGGCGTAACGTTTTCGGGCTCGCGCTTGGCCCAGCCCTGCCGACCGGCAGCCTTGGCGATGGCTACGCGGTTGATGTCATAGCCTTGGGCGGTCAGTTCATCGGCTAGCCATTGATGGCCATCGCGCTCGTCGGCTTCCCAGCGGCGGCGGATGTCGGCCCATTGTTCCTTGCTCAGTTTTGCCATGACTTAGGTTCGCTTCATACTCCGGCTATGGCGAGTCTGCGGTGATCGATTGCTGAAGGCTCAGAGCTTTGTCGTCGAAATTGACTTGGGCAACCACCGGGTAGCCGGCCGGGTCGCTGGTGCCGGGTACGCCTTTGCCGTCGTTCGGCTCGCCGGCCTTGGGCGCGTCGTAGATCGGTATTTGGGCTTTGATTGTGATGTCCACCGCCAGCATGACCACGTTCTTCATGCCGGTGCGAATGGCGACAGCCGGAACGTCCGGCGATTCGATGGTCGCAACCCAGTCTTCGCTGATACCGGCAAACGTGGTCGAATAGCCAAACCGGCGATTTGGCACCGCGTCAATGAAGTTGAGGAATTGCGCCGCCAGGGACCGTGCCGTCGGCTCATCGGCCGCCGCGAACACCAGTTGAGCGCGGATGTCGCCGAACACAGTCCGCAACCCGAATAGGCGCTGTTTGGTGTCGCCGGGCATAATGACCTTCATGGAGTTGGCGATCTGCCTTGCAAACTCGCGCCCGGTCGGCGTGTAGCTCTGATCCATTGCCACCAGGATCACCGGCAACTTGGCCGGCTGTGTCGGCGCGCTATCGGTATCGTTGCGCTGCCAGGCCGCCAACATTTCTTCGGCGGCATCGACCATACGCGACGGCGCCCAGGCGATGCTTTTGGCAACGCCGCGCTCCAGGTATTCGGTCATCGGCTGGGTCGTGGCGACCAGTGAGGCGTAGAACCGGCCCATGTATTGGCCGAAGCCGACTTTGACGGGTTCGAACATGGTTTAGTACCCCAAGACGGTGGATCGCGTTTTCAAATAATCGGCGTAGGCGCGTTCAGCTTTGGCCTTGGCGGCGGCCGGCCCATCGGCGTCGGCCAGATCGGCCGAGGTCAACGCTTTTTTCAGGTCGGCGTTTTTGAGCCACCAGCGCAGTTGCTGCGGTGAAACTTTGACCAAACTGTGCAAACCATTCCAACCGCGTTCGTAGCTGTCCAGGTAGGCGCGGCGCGCGGTCTCAAAATCGGGAAAGCACAGCATGACCTTATGCTCGTCGAAGGCGCCGCCGACGTGCTGATTGATAATCCAGGCGGTTTCCGATTGCGGGTAGGGACCGATAAAGCAATCGACGGGGTCGCCGTCGGCGCCTTTGGTGCCGGAGAAGTAGCCGTAATGCGCCGCCAGCCTGGAAGACCAGCGCTGACCGGTTTTCGGATCGACGCCGGTGCGATAGCTGTGTCGCGGCTGCTCGATCGCAACCGGCATGCCGTAGATCGAGACCCGGCCTAACTTGTAATTGCCGGCCAGGCATTGCCGATCGGTCGGCGTTGGCCGCTGGTTATGGCCGAACGCGCCGTCATGGGCGGCGTTTTCGATTTTTGCAAAGGCGTCCGCGTTCATGGGGTGGCTTCCTGGTGGGGTGTGGCCGGGGTATCTCGGTCCGTCGTGCTGGATTCGCGCTTGTCGGCGTGCTCAATTTCCAGTCTGTTGCGCCATTTGTCAGGCTGGCGGTTAGTCAGCCAGAAAATGCAGGCATCGGTATCGGGCGGCATTTCGCTGGTGACGGTGACCGTTTCGTAGGACGTGACTTCGCCGGCTGGGTTCTTGATTTCGCGCGTGGTGACTTCGGTGCAGGGGTAACCGGTGCCGCGCCGAAACAGGCTGCTGGCGATTTCAGCATCGGCCAGGATTTTTCCGCGCTTAATCGCGTCGGCGAATTCCGGCCGATGTTTAGTCCAACCTTTGACAGTGGCCGCCGAAACGTTGAAAAATTCGGCGAGTTGCTCTTGGGTCGCGCCCAGCAGCGTGTAATTGTGGGCGAGCTGAACGTATTCCGGCCTGTAGCCTCTCGGGCGTCCGCCTTTTTTGGTGTTTTCGGTCATGGTGGTGAAGTCAAAAGGGTTATTGGAGGGACTGGCGCAGTTCGGCCAGTTCGTTGGCGTTGTGCTTTGCGTCTTGGCGAAGCTCGCAGATCAAGCGATCTAGCTTGGCGCCGCCGGCCATGTCGTCGAAATCCGGGTTCAGTTGGCGAAACCGGTCGAGCGCTTGCTGAATTTCTTGAGTTTTTTCCGCAAAGCGCTGGGTCTGCTTTGCGATCTGATTGACGGTATCCACCAGGCGGCGGATGTCGGCGATTTCATTGGCGATCAGACCGGATAAAAGGTCCGCAACCTGGTTTTCGCGGGCTTGCTTGATGTCGCGTTGCGGATAGTTCGAGAAGCCAAATAGGAAGTCTGCGCTGACCCCGTAATTTAAAACGGCCGTGACGAGAACCTTGGGCTGGATGTAGGCGAGGCTTTCGCACGTTGGCGATTCGATTTTGCTCAGGCGGGATGAATTGGCAAATCCGAAAAGCGGAGCGGCTTCAATTTGCTCGAGTCCACAAAGCTCGCGGGCTTCGAGCATTCGTGCGCCGAAATTTATCGACATCGCGCGTTTGAATTCTTCGGGTTTTAAATTGGTATAAGAAATAAGCATTTATGCCCAAAATCGGTGGTTTTGAGGCATTTAATCATGGGTTTTTCTCTAAATTCGCGGCGATTTCCAGGTTTAATCGCGGTTGAATTGTTAGTTCGAGCAGCTAGTGCTGGATGGGATTAATCGCCAGAGACGATCGGGATCGTGATGTATTCCATTGCAAGCATGATCCAGAACGTCAGGCTCAAGGCGTACGGGAGTAGCATAGTGATCAGCACCACCCATCCCCAAAAAAGTCGGTATTTGGGGGGCTGCAAGACGCCTGCGCTGAAGGACGCCTCTTGATAATGGGTGACCAGTTGCGAGATTCGGATTTCCGCCAAACCGAACATGACGGAAAGTGCGATGCCGGCGATAGTGACTAAGAGCTTTTGATGGCACAGATGAACGAAAGCCGACCCGGCTTTCGAGAAGACAAAGCCGACCAACGCTCCGAGAATGGCGGTAAACACTGTGAACATGGCGAACCGCATATTACCGTAATGGCGCGCGGTTTCACTGGCGCCGGTGCCCGCAGTCCCCGTTGGTTCTGATTTTGGATTGCGGCGAAAATCCCTCATCCTTTATTGCAGCCGTGCGGAATATGCCAGGATGCGGCGGGTTTATCGTGTTTGGCGTAGGCGTAGACCGGTATCTGGCAAAGTAATGCAAGGCAAATGCGGCCAAGCAGCATAATTGATGGGGTCGATTTTGTCATTGCTCAGCTCGTTAGGAATGAGTGGGTATTTTGGGGCTGATGCAAGGTCGAACATATCATAGGAGCAGCCGAATTTAATTTAGCTTTAAGTAGGGAAAAATCAAACGGTTGAAGCCTGCTTTTTGCTGATCGGATGAGCTACATTGATTTTTCTTGCCGCAGAAACAGCCCGCAGAAGCCGCGCCCCGGCCGGCATGTCGATGAAGCCCGCGTTCGCCTTTTGGAAAGCCTCGAAGGCCATTACGATTTCGGAGAGCGCCGCTTGCGCGTGGCCGTTGATTTCGTCCGCCTCAGCTTGGCGGGCGACGAGCTCGGCGTAGTGTTTTAGGTGGATGCGCTGCAGGCCGGCCAACAGGTCGCGGCCGGCGTCTTCTTTTTCCCACTCAACGAGCCCCAGTAGCCAGTCTGTCGAGACGGAATACGTCTCGGCGGCGGCTTTGAGGAATTTGATTGGTAGAGGGTTAAGCCGACCGCTTTCGGCGTCGATCAGTGCTTGAACCGACGTTTCCAGCAAGGGCGCTGCATGCGTTTGCGTTAATTTTAGGAATTCTCGCGCCTCTTTGAGGCGTGCGCCGACCGCTTTTAAAACGGCTATCTCGGCTTTATTTGTGTAAATTATTTTGGGGTTGGTCATTATTGCCGGCGCGGGCTAGTTGGGTTGAGGGCGGCGGGCCGCCCCGGATTGGTCAGCGGTTATTCGGCCAATTCGCCTTCGTCGGGGGCCGCCGACGCTTCGCCTTCGTCGTTGCCGCCGTCGGGGGTGATTTCAAAGTTGTCGGCAACCCATTCGGCGACCGCATCGAGGTCGGCGAGGTGCTGGTCGATCTGGTGCAACAGGTTGAGATTCACTTCGTCGCCAATCACTACGTCGCTGTTCGGCTCAAACTGGGCGCGCATGATGTCGCTAAGCGCGCGGATGTCCTCGATTTTGCCGGCCACGGCCGAATAAAAGTCGATGTTATTGAATTCGGCCAGTTCGCCGCCGGACTGCATTACGCGGTGCGAAAAATTAGGTAGTTGCATGGTTGTTCCTTGTTGGTTGGTTAAAAAGGTGGTTCGGGGCGGAGGCTGCGAGTCACTCCATATTGGCGGCGATAAGCGCCATGATCTCTTCCATCGTCTTGCCTGAATTAGCCAAAGCGGCAGCGGCGGCAACAGCGCCTTCCTCGGATGTGCGCTTGGGTCGTTTCGGCGGTGGCGCCGTTCTGGCCGCTGCTTGTGCGGCTTTTGCTGTTTTGGTGATGGCCTCGATTTTTCGGGGGTTTAGCTTCTGCTTGGCCGCTAATTCGGATGCCTCGCGTTGCGTCAGCGATACCGTTTTTTGTCGGCGTTTGAGTTCCTTGCTGGCGTTGTTGGCGCGATCGGATTCAATCATCGCCGCAATTTTTTTCCATATGAAAATTGAGCTATTCAGCTCGGTCATAACCCGCAATACGTGCTTGCAGGCAATCCCTTCCAATTGGGGGTTTTTGAGCTTTGGGAACCCATGCTCTGGCCGACCGGCATTGGCTTTCATGATGGTTGTGATGTACCGAAATACAAAAGTGTGATGGTCGCAGTCGCAGTCAAAAAGGAGGTTTCCTTTGGAAATTTCCTTGGCCGCCTGGAGCGGAGTGCCCTTGGCTAATCCGTGATCGTAGTCGGCCAAAATAATGTGAACGCTATGTCGCGTCGCTTTTGAATCGGGGCCGGCGTTGGTCAAAAATTTGATGTCGCCGTACCTCATTGTTACCGGCACTGCAAAATTAATTTGCTCCTTGCTGCGTTTTTTGTCTTCCGGCATCGAAAGGTTGATGACTTCATTGGCGGTGATGCCTTTTTCGACCCTGGATTCTAGGCGGGCGATGTTTTTGTTGAACTCGATCAGGTCTTGCTTGGTGATCTTGCGCATCTGGCCATTGGCCAGCCCGAGCGTGGTTGTGAGAACCTTCGCCGATCGCCAATCCTTGCCGTGAATTTGCTCGGGCCGAAGAATGTTGTTGGCATTGTCGCGGCGATTCTGATCGAACTCGCGGAGGGCCTTGAGTTCTTTTTTTTGACCGGAGATGTCAAGGTTGGGCGGCTTCGTCATGGCTATTTCGGTTTGTAAATGGACTGCCAATCCTTACGGTCGATCGCGGTCAATGTCGCCAAGGTGATTTGAACCGACATTTCGACAAAGCGGCCGCTGCTATCGATCGGTGCCGTTAATGGCTGGCTGATGGATTCGATAACCATCGGCGCGAAGGTGCGGCCTTTGTAGTGAAAGGCGAGCAGGGTTGGCGACTTGGACGGTAGAACCGCCTCGATCCAGTCTTTTTCTCTATTTTTTACTGCCTCAGCCGCTCTGGTAAGTAGGGTGCTGTCCTTGGCAAGTTCGATCGGCAGCGCCCATTGCATCAATTGATCGACCGGGCTTTCGACTTCGGTCACAGGATCACGCCACGCCCGGAAAAGAAGGGTCATGGGAATCTTGGCCGGAGGCATGCCATTGAACACTTGGACCGAATTTAGCTTGGTGATGCCGGTGCGGCCTTCGAATTGCTGTAAGATTTTGAGCGCTTTCGAATTGGAGTCCTGGGATTTATCGAGTCCCAGGGAGTCTAGGAATTCGGTTGCGAGGCCGTTTTGCATCAGCGCGAACAACGTCGGCGCCTTGGTCTCCGGGCCGGCTTGTTCGAATGGCGATTGCCAATTGAGCGTAATTTCAAGGTTAGCGTCGTCCGTTACCGCCGCCTTAACGACGACATCGGAGTCCTTTTTTTTGTTGCCTTCGCGGTCAACTTCCCAAAATGACGCGATCAGATGGGGCGACAGCGCGCCCCAGTCCGATGAAAGCGTGTTTGTTTCTGGTCCCATTTTTAGCCTCCTGAAATGCCGCCGCTGGCGATGTGGGCGATGCGGCGATCCGATAAGTTTTGTCCAACGTCCTGCGACGGCAGGTTGACGGTGAAGGCCGGCGCGGCCGGCGATCCAAGCGGCTCGACGACTTTTGGCGCTTCGGCGATAGCCGGTATCGTCGGAATTTTAGGCATAGCCATCGATATGGGCGGAGCTACATCAATGGTGGCAAACTTTCTTGCGTCGGAGATTCGCTCAGGCTGAACGCCGCCGCGCTTGCCAAGCGCCGAAATTTCGTAGAGCTGCTCAACTGCGGCCGTTTTGGCATCAATGCCGGACGCCGACTTGATGGCCTGGCCGGCTCGACGGTGGGAGTTTTTGAGCTCCCAGTCGATGAAGGCGACCTGCTCTTCAAAGGTTGAGTCGCTTAGGTTTTTGCCGAACAGTTGTTTGAACTGGTTTTGCCGTGGCTTGTGCCACTGGGCGACGCCGATAGCAGTGCCATTGTCGCCAGAGGCTTGCGTATCGAAGCCGCTTTCTCGGCTGATGTTGGCGGCAATGGCCGCTGCATCTTCTTTCGACCAGCCTTTTTGCATCAGCAATTGCATGGCTCGCTCTGGACTTCCGATTTCACCGCCAGATTTCGAAAAAGTGACTGCCTTCCCAATTGCCTTCCCAACCGTCGAATTCTTCGATACCCAATCGACGCCCTGCATGGTTTTGTCGACCAACGCCGCCGCCGCCTTCTTGGTAAAATCCCAAGCGCCACCGGCGTTAGCCTTGGTGCGATCTAGCCACGCCCCTCCTTGCTGCTTTAGGTCGATGCCGGTATTGGCCTTGATGTAGTTATTTAGGCCATCAAGTTGCTCGCCGACGACATTCGCCACCAGGGCGCCAATATCCTTGACCTTGGTCCATGATTCGCTGAAGGCTGCGGACATGGTGGATACGGCGCTATCCCAAGCCGATGCGATCTTGCCAGGAACGTCGGCTTCGCGGAGGTCCGAGACCCAGCCTCCAAACTTATCGCCGATAATTTGGCCGGCTTGATCGCCCAGGAAGCCGCCTACGATGCCGCCGACGATGGTTCCGACCGGGCCGAGCATTGACCCGGCCAGGGCGCCGGCACCGACGCCGCCAAGGCTGCCAACCCAGCCCCCAACCGATGTTCCGGCGGCTTTGTCTTTGTCGCGCCGGGAAAGGCTGCTGTCGCTCTCGCTACCGAAAATGTCGAATGCGGCGCCGCCGGCCGCCAGCAAGGCGCCGATAACAGGGACGCGTTTGAGCATGCCGAATGCGCCGCGCCCGCCTTTGGCAAGCATCCCAAGCAAGCCACCGCCGACAGCGGTTTTACCCAAGGTGCTGAGCGCCGACCCGATAAATGGGAGTTTGTTTAACCATGACGATCCATTGCTCTGCGTGCTGACGGATACGGGCTTTCTTTCGATCTTTTCGAGCGTTTCTTTCGTCGCGCGGTTGTAAACCGATTCCTCTTTCTGAAAAATCGCCAGCTTGGTAAAGATTTTTTTCAGCCACGGCGTTTGTTTGTCGCCCCGGAAAAATTCGAAGCCACGGCGAAAAGGCTCGGCGACTTCCCGCGCGGCCTTCACGGCCGGGTCGGCGTCGTCGATACCAGATGCAGCAGCAGTTAAGCGGGATAACCGGTCGCCGATCGACGCGATGGCCGTTGCTGTTGCCGATCGGTTGCTGGCCGATCCGCCATCCGAAGCAAATCGGCCGGCCGAGTCCCGGCCTGGTATTGCCGCCGGTTGATTTGAAGACCTATTGATCCTCTCGGCAATGGCGGCGGCGCTCGTTCTGGCGGCGCTTGGCTCGGCCACGGCCACCTTGGCCGGCGATGCGCTGACAAATCGGCCGGCCGAATCTCGGGAGGGGCTGGCCGACGGCGCTGGCTGGCGGTGTTCGCGCCAGCGTCCAGCTATGGCCTGGCGAATCGCCGAAACATCATCGCGGATGCGAGAAATGTCGGTCGGCATGCGGCCTAGATCGATTGGCTCACCGACGAGAAACCCGCGGCTGTCACTTTGCAGGGCCATCACGGGTAGACCACGGTGGTGCCGGCGAGCAGATCAACGTCGAATGCGCCGGGATTGGGGTAAGGACCGGATTTTAGGAAGGCGTCGAGTTTGTTCGCTTCCGTCTGCGCTGCAGAGATTGTTGCTTGATCGGAGGTGTGCGTTGGCGCCGGGTACAAAGTCGCAAACTCAGTCGCAGTCATCGGTCTCTCTGGTTTCGCGAGCTGGCGGGTGTATGCCGAGGTTTTTAGGCCTTTTTGGACATTTAACATGTCGATGTCATTTTGCAGCCGCGCTGTTACCGACGCGTTTGTTCCACCTCCGGCGTTCAGCGCCGCGATTTGCGCCTGCTTGGCGGCTATCTCGGCGTCCTCGGCGGCGAATTCAACCGAGCCGGGCGGGCTTGGAAACAGGGCGACAAACTCGGAGGGCCGCATATTTTCGCGCAACGCCGCTTGTCGGCGGCGGTCGTATTCGGCGCTGCGCTGTTCGATTGCGAGGCTGGCGGCGCGGAATGTTTGGCCGAGCGCCGCCATTCGGGTTTTTGCGGCCAGCAGGGTGGCGCCGGTTACTTGTTGAAAGTTCACGCTTCCCCCTTAAGCCGCTTCTGCCGGCTGATCGGCGGCGACTTCAAGCGTTGTGCCGATCAACAGTCCTGGATCAAAGCGGGGCGCGTCGGCCAGGAAGGCCTCGACTTTCAACTTTTCGGCGCCGAGATCGGCGATTTGCTGCTGGAAGGCCTCGATCGCCGGAGCCGGATCGTCCAAAACCGCATCGATTTCGAGTTGGTTGAAGCCTTGCTTTTTTAGTTCTATCGTTTTTTCGAGGTGAGCGTCGGCTTCGCGCTGTTTTAGGGCTTTGGAAAGATGAATGTCTTCGTCGATCTGGAACATCCGTTTTGCGGCTAGGTTTATTAAATCTTGGTCCCTGTTGAGATATTGCTGGTTCGCCTGGTCGATGACCGCTTGCGCCGACGAGTCGATTTTGCCAATGATTTCGGCGGCCGCCGCGACGGTTTTGGCCTCTTTTTCGTTGAGGCCAATGGCGGAAACGTCGATTTTCGCCAGCGCATTGGCGGCCGGGCCGACGGCGGATTTAATTGTTTGAGCTTTGAAAAACTCTACCTTCGATATTTTTGGCATTTTCACTCCAGTTTTGGTGCAAATTTGAGGTTAGGGCGTAGGTTACATGGCGGTTTTCGCCGATTTGACCGCTTTTTCCGGTTTTATTTGATGATTTCGGCTTCGGCCGATGCGGGCAACAAATCGGCCATTTTCCCGCCTGTGGCGTAATCGATGAGAAGTTGCAACAGCCAAAAGAATTGGCTTTTTTCGCTATCGCTTGCAAACGTGATGTCACCTGTGTCGATCGCGGTGATGTAGTGGGCGGAAATGACTGTGAAGGCGCTTCGTAAATAGCTCTGGTCGGTTGCATCCTCTTCACAGCCGCCTTCGATTTTGCGCCGGATCAGCTCAAGCATCGTAGGAGACTGCTCGGCGGCGAGCGTTTGAAGTTGTGGTAAAAACAGATTGGCTGGCATTTTTGGTTTCCGGGGTGGTTAAAAAATTGTTCGACGGTTGGATTAAGCGGCGTCGGCGTATCGATCCGCGAGGTTTGTCCACTGCATGGTTTGGGGCAGGTAGCAACAGCGCACCGTGGCGACTTCGCCATGCCTGTTCTTGTCGACGATAATTTCGGCCGGGGCGAGGTCGTCGTCGTCGCGGTGAAGTAGCAGGATTTGATCGGCTTCTTGCTCGATAACGCCGGAATCCCTCAGCTCGGCCATGTTCGGCCGTTTGTCGGCGCGCTTGGTCGACTCCCTGTTGAGCTGGGCTAGAGCTATGACGGGGATGTTTATTTGGCGGGCAATGTTTTTCAGGCCGATGGCGATTTCGCCGACGTCGATGGTCCGGTTGCCGCTTGTTTTGATTGGTTTAATGCGAGTCAGGTAATCGACGACAATGATGTCGATTCCGCCGTCGATGGCCCAAGCCTTGGCTCGAAGGGCCACGTCTGCGATAGTGACGTCCGGATTATCGGAAATTCTGAAATCGAGGTGCGCGATGCGGTTAATCGCCGCAGTGATGTTGGGCCAATCGGAATCCTGCAGGTTTGCGTCTCGCAGGGCGGTGCCGGCGATCCCGCTGTTGGCTGAAGTTGCCCTAAGCATTAGCTGGCATACGCCCATTTCTGTCGATATAAATCCGACTCGCTTGCCCGTCTTGGCTAGGTTGAGAAGGACTGACATCCCAAAGGCCGTTTTCCCGACGGCTGGCCTGGCGCCGACTACGACCAGATCGGTTGGATGCATGCCACCGAGGACGCGATCAAGTGCGGTGATGCCTGTTTTGAGCCCTAGGCCGCCCGACTCGCGAGATTCGAATACGGCTTCCAAGTTGTCGACGAATTGTCCGAGGGCTTGCTTGATGTTGTGGTTGTAATTACGCGACTCCGTTGCGACTGCGGCCAACGTGGACTGCATCATTCGGCCTAGTACTTCCTCCAGGTCGGCGCCGGCTTGGAGTTCGGCCAGCGCCGATGACAGCGTTTGTTGGACGTGCGCGGCCTGGTAGATCGACCGCAACCCAGCCAAGTATTTGGGCAGGTTTTCGGCGGCAGCGTGGGTACCGTTTCGGATTTGGTTGAGTTCCGCGAGCATTCCATGCCGCTTGATGTGCTCGGCTAATGTAACCATGTCCGGCTCGTTGCCGGCGGCGGCGATCGCCTTGGCGGCGGCGATCACCGGCCGCCACTTGGTAAACCACTTTTCCTCAATTTCGTGGCCGGCCAGCGCTGCTGGGCGGTTGAGTAGGATGTGAATAACCGCTTCCTCGTACTTGATTTGTTTTGATTGGCTCATTCGTAAATTTTCCGGCGTGATTTCGGGAGCGGTTCGGGGGCGGTGGTGGCGTAACGGACGAATTCTGGTAGGTTCGGTGGGAACCGGTTTCCAGAGTCGATACAGGCCTGGATGGCCGATTCGATCTGGATTGGCGAAATCCGGTCCAGTTGTTTTGCCCATTCGGTTTTTACCGCGTTGAGTTCTTCGATGCTTTGAAAGCCATCAATCCACAAGTTTCGGTAGATCGCTCCCAACCGCGAAAAGAGGATGGTTGCTTGCTCCAGGGCCTGAGCCGTCGGGGCTATCGACGACAGCGGGTGTTGGGAATAGTTGGGATCGAATGTCGGCGGATTTTGGTTTTTGGGCATGTTTGCGTCCTCCGGGTTGGGCGGGGTTGGTTGGAATGGTAAAGGGTTCTCTGAAGTGCAAGTCGGGACCGAAAAAGGTTGCGGCTTGCTTGACGAATTCGGTCCCTGTTTTTCCGGTAGCGTCGGCCCATGCGGCATAGCGGATAGTTCCGGCCACGATTTCTTGCGGATCAATTCCGGCTTTTAGCCGCGCTGCAAAGGCCTTTTGTGCTTTTGTTTTGGGGTTACCGCCTGAGCGGGATGGATAGTGCGACCAAGCAATCTGGAAATGTTTTTCGGTTTCGGATTTCGCTTTCTCCTTTGGATGAGGTTTTTCGAAATCTGTCTCTGTCTCTGTCTCTGTCTCTGTATCTGTATCTGTATCTGTATCTGTATCTGGTGGCGTTACTGTAACGTTACAGGCCTGTTTCTTTCTTTCTCTATGCCTCGCAACCCGCGCCGCGCTTGAGTCTGACACATATTGGCGCTTATCCCAGTTAGTAGGTGAGTTATCGCTACAGATAAGGTTTTTGGAAAGCAAAGTGGCTTTCGTTTTTTTCCATTCTGCAATGGTAATGCGAAGCTGAAACGACACCTCATCGTCGTGTAACGTTACATTTCCGTTACAGCAGCGCAGGCACAAAATCATGATGAATCGCCGCTGATCCGCCTCCGAAAGCATCTGGATTTTTGGGTCAGTGGCGAATTCGTGGTATAGCCGTAACCATGGATTAGACATTTTCGCCCTATTTTTTGCGGTGTTGCTGCTGCGGAGGAACTGATCCCGCCGCCTGGCTCATTGCCGTCCTAAACTCGGCCTGGCTGGCCGCGAGCTTGCCATAGGCCGCGCACTGCGCGCATATATGGTGCTCGCCGCGCATCAACGGCGTCCCGCAACAACGGCAGGCAATTATTAATCTCCGAAACAAATATTTTGTGCTCATTATTCAACCCAGTCGGCCATTCCGCCTAACAACTTTCTCGAAATTAATTAACGTAGATTGTTGACGCATTTCCCGATTCAATTGCCGTCGAGTCGAAGTCTTTTTTCTAAAAACTGGGAAATTGCGTCTTTATCTGCGCCTAATTCATTGCAAGCCTTAATTCACAAGGCTTTGCAACGCATTTAATATGCGGTTAGGTATCAGTTTGCGAATCTATGCACTCGGCCAAAACGCGAGTATTGACGAAAAGCGATTTGCCGATCTTGCGAAAGGCTCTGGACAAGCCATTGTGCTTGCGCTGCACAACAGCCCACCGCCAGGATTTTTCGGTATAAAGATGAGGGAATTTTTTTGGGACATCACTGGACGGGATAATATCGTCGAGCGTTATGTTGATTTGCCCAGCGGTTGCCGGGGCTGCGGATTGGTTTGTTGCGGCGTTCATTTGTTTCACCTCGTTTTGATTGGTGAAACTATGATATTTACGTTGTTTGGCTTTAAATAGAGAAATGGTTTCACCTAAAATGGTGTCACTATTTTTACAGTATGATTCGATTCCTTTGTTTTCAAGGCTTAAAACGGTGACACCATTTATTTTGATTTTCTACCAACACCGGCGAAATCAGGACGAATAATGCTTGCAGCCGCTCCTGCCAAACGCTGCGACCAGTCGTGCTCATTCATCAGCCATGCTTCAACTTCGTCATTTGTGGGGTGCGTATCTCTGCAATCTGGATCAGCATTTTTCCAAAATTTATCCGATGCCTCCAATAATAATCGCAAATCATCAGACTGGTGACTTGAAATAGTTATTTTATTTTTATCTTCATTACCATTTATTAAAATATTTTTCTCAAAATCAATTAAATTCTTGCGTCTAATAACAAGATAACTATCATCAGGAAAGCAATAGGCAGCAGTATGCTCATTAATAAACTTGTCGAGAAAACTTCTTCGCTCTTCCTTCCATTCAGATGATCTCTCAACTAACTTCTCTGCTTCATTTCTGTCTATTGCAAGTTCTTTAGCAACATCATTTATTTTTAATTTAAACTTAGCCATCGAACCGCTCAATGCTTCATTGTTATAATGGACATCATCAAGGCTAATATGAATACGATATGTAACTCCATCTTCATCCTTAACAAATATTCCGTCAACGTTCACGCTCGGACTGACATCTATATCATGACTATCCTTTTGATACTCCATTTCGACACATAACCGATCACCATCGCCGCCAAGTAAGTCAAAAATCCCAACTTTATTGATAGACGCTGAATTTGAATCAAAGACCCGTTCGCTATCTATTTGATCGCCTTTTAAAAAAGCCGGCTCACCAAACTCATTGGTGTCATAATTGCCACCTTCTTCTATTTCTTCATCTGGAATCTTAATCCACTCAGCATCCTGATAAGAAACAACCTCTCCCGGAACAAGAATGACAGGATTCGTGAAGTAAATTGATAATTTCAAGCGCCGATGCAGGTATAAACTTAAAATATCATTTTTAGAAACTTGTTGACCTAATGACTCAGATAACCGTACCGCTGCCTCTGGCAATGTAAAAAAATCTTTTAGATCAAACAGTTTCAAAGTTTTCGGTTTATCCACAGCAAACACTCCATTCAAGTGCAAATCATTAAAATTGGATAACCAGCCAGGCAGTTAATGACGCCGTTTTTCTCCCCGTCGGGATAGGCTGGTTAATTCGGTTATTCGTTATGCCGCGCGCGGCCGCTCAATCGGCGTGACGTTAGGCTTGGGCTTTTGCCGGGCCTGCCATAAATCGTATTCGGCTTGCATGCGCACCCAGGTATCGGCGGTCGGGCCGTTCATCCAGGCTTCGAGGCGGATCGCCATATCGGCACTGATCGCCGCCCGGCCATTGACGACGCGCGATAATGCGACGCGGGAGACGCCAAGCTGAGCGGCGGCCTCGGTCACGCCGATACCCAGTTCGGGTAACACGTCCTCTTTCAAAATGCTGCCGGGGTGTGGGGGATTGAACATCGTCATAGTTGCCTACCTCTCAGTGATAATCTTGATAATCGACGAATACCGCGTCTTCGCCCTCGAACATGAAGGTAAGGCGCCAGTTTCCGCTGACCTTAACGGCCCAGTGTTCAACCAAATCGCCTTTGAGCGGATGAAGTTTCCAGCCGGTCACATCCATTTCTTACGGGCTTTTGGCGGCGTTGAGCAACAACAATTGCCTGGAAAGCTTTGTGGCGTGTTCGGCATTGATTCCCGATTTCGAACCAGATTCGAAAAACTGTTGGATACCTTTATGGCGGAAACTCTTGATCATGATTAAGTGTATCTCGATGCTTTACGCTTAACAAGGAGGATTGCAAATTTTTCAAGCCTCAGAAAAATGCCGGCCGACCTGATTCAGGCTTGGCCGGCTGAGTTCTACAGGTTGAACGCTTGCGCCAGTTCGTTGACGATCTGCCGCTTCTGGTCGCGGCCTTGGTGGATATAGCGCATGGTGGTTTGAATGCTCTTGTGGCCGGCTAGCTTGGCGATCTGGTTGATTTCTTTGCCGGCGTCGGACAGCGCCGAGCAGAAACCATGCCGAAGACAGTGGAAGGTAAAGCGTTCGATCTTGACGGTGCCGTCCGCATTCAAAATATCCTTGCCGGAAATATTTGAGGCTTTCAAGGCAGCGCGCCAAGCCGCGCGGAAGTCCATCGGTTGCTCGGGAAGCTCGAACGACGGGAAGATCAAGCCGGTGCCGACCTCCTGATGGCGCTTCAGCTCTGTAATCACAACGGGCGCAAGGTATAGCTCCCGGCTCGTACCGTTTTTGGTATCGCCGAGAAAGGCGGTGCCTTCTTTGAAATTAATGTCGCTCCAACGCAGATTCATCAATTCGCCTTTGCGGGCGCCGGTGGTCATTGCCATGACCACCAGCAGATACAACTTGTCCCAATGGGACGCTTGACAGGCTTTAATCAAGCGTTGGCGTTCCTGGTCCGATAACACCCGATCCCGGCGCTGGGTGTCGTCGTCGACCACGACGCTTCGCACCAGGTTTTCATCGACGTAGCCGCGACTCAAGGCAAACTTATAGATACTGGAAAGTACGGCTTTTTTGCGGTTTATCGTGGTCGTTCGCTCGCCTGCATCGATCATGTCGTCAACGTGTTCGCGCAAGTCGAAGATGTCGATGTCGGTCATGATGCGATCGTCGAATAACCTGCACCAGTAATCAACCCGTTGCATCTGGCCTTTGTAGTCCTTTTTATTCCACCGCGACAGGTATTCGTCGCAGACTTCGCGGAACGTCTTGTAACGGATGCGCTTGCCGGCCTTGATAAATAGTTCGGCGCCGCCCATGCGCTCGATTTCTTGCGGCGACAATTGCAACAACTCTTTCTTGGATAACGCATTTATGGCTTCCAACTTCGAGGCGTTACGAATCGCGAATAGATCAATACCAAGGCGAGCAAAAAGCGTAGCGCCGCCCATCCGCTCGACATCCGATTCGCTCAAGGCCGCCAATTGGCTCAGGTCCAATAATGGAATGGCCTTGATGTTGTTTTCGATGTCATCAGCCCAGGCCTGCGCGAGTTTTTCGGAGGTAAAGGTTTTGTTTTTGACGATACCTTTCATGCGGACATCCGCGCGAAACTTACCGTTCGATAATGGTCGAATGTAAGCCATGATTAGGCCTCCGCGCGAGCAAAGGCGGAGTCTTCTCCGAAAAGAACTTCCAGAATGTCTTGGCGATGGCGAACGCCATTAAAACGGAAGTGGCTCTGAACGATGTTGCAGTCCGGGTAATCTGGTAGCAATTCAAGCTGATAGCGGCGTGCGTCGGCCTCGGTCGTGAAGTAGCGATCGGCAATTGAAACCGACTGGCCTTGCTCGGCATCAAATGCCACCACGCTGAAAGCCGAGACATGATCGATCGCCGACAGATTAGTCGCGCTAAACTCGAAGCCCCCTGACTCGTCCTGCACGACTTGGCATTCTGCGTAATACGGCAAGCTGAGGTATCGCCAGGCTTCGGCCTGTTCTAGGGATTGGAATCGCGGACCGATCAGATGATACTGGAGTGGGTGACCATCGCCACCCTGAACGACAAAAAATGTTCCTCGGGTCGCGCCGATCACTTCGCTGAGTAACTCCTGTCGAGCTTTGGAAAGCTCCGAGGGAAAAAAACGAATTTCGCGGTGAAGAAACAGTTGATCGGCGTCGAGATGCCTGGCAGATTGCTCGGCATGCTGCCTTACGGCGTAGCGCTCGCCAAGAATTTTGTTTTCCGTGCCTACGGCAAATACTTCGACAGCATACGGCCCGGATTCCGCGCACGCGGAAAGCTTATCGGGGCTCTTTGAACGAATAGGGATTAGCAACGACTGCTCAGAAGGACGGTTGTCCGTTGAGCTTGGGAGGGATTGATTTAACTGGTTCATTACGCCACCTCATTGAGCAAATAATGCAGAGTGCGCCTAAATTTGCGCCTTGCTGCGGTTATGTTGCTTCAACTCGACGGCAATCCAGTTGACTTTGTCTTTCCGGTTCAAAGACTTAAAGATGGTGGGTCGTGTGCGATTCGAACGCACGACCATCGCATTAAAAGTGCGGTGCTCTACCGGCTGAGCTAACGACCCCAATCAATTCGATCATTATATCGTTTTTTTTTT